CATGCTTTCACTGTGGCATTGCCGCATGCTTTCACTGTGGCATTGCCGCATGCTTCTACTGTGGCATTGCCGCATGCTTCTACTGTGGCATTGTCGCACAAAAGAAACCCAGACCGAACCGAAATGTTGATAAATATATCATTTTGAGCAAAATCCTCACGATATTGCATTAGCAAGTTAGAAGTAATAACTTTGTTGTTAAAGCACCAACGAAAATTGTCTTTAATAACGCTGCATAATTCTTGAAGTGTTTCAGATTTATATGCTCGGCTGTATTGCTCAGTACATGCTTTAGCTGCTTTAGCGCGATTAAGAATTTCAGCTTTTATAGCTTCAAAATCTGTTTTCTGTGTCATATCATTTTGAGTTATTAAGTTCAAGGTAATTATTTAATGCGCCCATATAAGCAACTGCATCAAGCAAGTTATCTTCTTTGTGGCTATATGCCTCACGTGATAGCTTAAGAGCAATCATTGCTCTATACATTCCAGCTGTTGTAATTTGCTGGTCTTTTGGCGACATCAAGTTATAAAGAGCCGCTGCTCTTTCCATTGATGCCTGGAATGGCCCATATTGACGCTCTTTTTCTTCTGAGCGCTCATTTACGATTTTATTTGCTTGTTCTAAGATGTTAGCCATGATTATTTACCGTTTTTATAGTTAATACAATCCATTTTACAAGAGTCGGCCAATAGCTTATGAACTTCTGGATTGTTCCATTGAGAATTCATAAGATAAAGCTGTGCATCTTTCTTATATATTTGAGCTTTTGTATATTGTTCTAAAGCTTCTATATGCTTAGTATTTTGGCCTATAGCACTATTCATATAGACAATACATAAAGCTTGTATTACTATGATAACACATAGTCCGATAATTATTTTCTTCATTACTCTACTAAATTTTTAAGTTCTTCTTTTAATCTTCTTGCATCCGCTCCTCTAAATGTTTGTGCATTTGCCAAGAAGTATCTAACAATATCTCCTGCAGTATCATAAAGATACATAGCATTCGGGTCTGAAGTATCAAGTGTTAACATTGCCTCTAAATAAGGCACTGCGCCAAAATATACATTAAGCCATGTTGACTTTATATCTTTAGCTATTTGCTGAAAGGTTCTTTTCTTGTCCATTTTATTATCTTTATTTAGATATGCGAATATACTAATTTTCTCCGAGAATAGAAAATTTTTTCATTATAAAATGCACTCACTTAACACTTCTTAACTTGGCCAGATTTTATTGCTCTTCTGGATATTCTATTTGCAGTAATTCTTTGCAAAATTGAATAACTTGCTCATAGTTATTATATGCAGTTTGAGTAATAATTCTCCGCTGAAGTATCGTTAGCTTATTTTTAATAATAAACTTATTTATATTAAGAGAGAGAGCTTTATCATTGCATCTTCTTTTATCTCCTAACTGAATAGCTAACTGAGCATAATGAATACATTTCTTTATATCCTGCGCTCCATTTTTAGCTCTATACCTGCTAATATATTTTATAATGCATCCTTGTATAAAAGAGCATCTTAAAGCAGCTATTAGCTCTATTGGTTGCATAGCCATATCTTTATAATGGCTACCACCTATTTGTACATCTGTTGCTTTCATATCAATATACTTTACGTTTACGATTATCTGGTATATACCCATTTGCCACTCTCAGTTCATCCATAAACATAACAGAATTGTAATGTTTAGGAAATTCTTTTATCACCTTAAAGCTTGCTGTTTTGTCTTTAACAAAGCTATTATCATCTACAGGCTCTACATATCCAAGCTTTACAAACTTATAAAGATACGCGGTTTCTGAGTTTCTACCTGGCTCTTTACCAAGCAAAATTTCTTTTGAACTTACTACTTTGCCAACATTATCGTTAACAAATTTTACCATTTCCAGAAATACTGGAGCTTGTTTTCCATTACGTCCCATATTACATAAATTTTTTATATTTGTCAATTTTTGCTTTTATGCTATCCATTAAGGCATTTTGCTTTTTATCTTTTGCTTTAAGTGCTCTGATCACATCTTCATCGTGAGTGCCTTGCAATATCAAATGATTTATAACAACATGATTTTGCTGTCCTTGTCGATATAATCGAGCATTAAACTGCTGATATAATTCAAGACTCCATGTTTGCCCAAACCAAACTATTATGCTACCTCCTGCTTGAAGATTAAGTCCATGGCCTGCTGATGCTGGATGCGCCAACATAACTTGTATTTTGCCAGCATTCCAGTCTTCAATATCTTTATTGTTTTTAAGCTCTCTTGGCTTATATTTTTTAAGATACTTAACAATTCTATCTCTATCAAACTGATAGGTCCATGCCACAAGTACAGATTGGCCATTTGCATCTTCGATTATTTCCTTAAGAGCTTCAAGCTTAATATCATGAATTGGAAATACATTTCTTTCTTCATCGTATATTGCTCCATTAGCAAACTGTAATAGTTTATTTGAAAGGGCAGCGGCATTGACTACGTTTACTTCCACAGGCTTTTCAACAAATACTGAATTACCATTTTCGTCTTCTTGCTCAATCGTTTCAGTAGCACTTATTAAGTCAAGCACTTTATTCTTTTCAAAGTCATCGTATTGCTTCTTTAGAGCTTCAGGCATTCTAAGCTTTATATAGTTATCTGTCCTAAACGGCATTTCAAGATAATCATCGGCTTTCATGCTTATGCAAATATCCTCTATTTTCTTATGTATTAGATATTCTGAGTCACTCATCAAATCGTATGAATATACGACATGACCATTCGTTTGACCTGGCCGAAAATACCTTTCTCTATATCTGGATATTGTCTTTTCAAGGCGCTCGCCTCTATCCATAAGATATATTTGAGGCCACAAATCAATAAGTCCATTTGGAGCGGGTGTACCAGTTAGTCCTACTAACCTTTTAAGATAAGGTCTTGCGCCGCGTAATGCCTTAAAACGCTCTGATTTATAAGACTTAAAACTGCTAAGCTCATCGACTACTACCATATCAAAAGGTAATTTGCCTCCGCCATATAAAGCACAAAGCCATGCAACATTATCTCTTGATATGATATAAATATCAGCTTTTGTTTCCATAACAGCTGCTATTCGCTGTTTAGCAGTACCTATAATCTTAGAAAAGCGCAAATGCTTTGTATGTTCCCATTTCTCTGCTTCTTCTTGCCAAACTGACTCAGCCACTCGTTTTGGAGCTATAACTAATACAGAATTAACTTCACAATAATCAAACATCAAATAATTTATAGCAGTAAGAGTTGATATGGTTTTGCCAAGGCCCATATCTACAAATACACCGCAAAATGGATGCTTGATTATATGCTGCACGCAAGCTAATTGGTATTTATGTAAATCTGTTTCTTTCATCTTTTGTTACTGTTAAATATAGCTAAACAAGCTAAACCAAACAAAGCACCTATTATAAATGCAACTATGTTACTTATCATAAATTATACTATCTATAAATTGTTCAACGCCTTTTATCGTATCTATTACTTCAACTCTAAAACCCAAAGCTCTAAGCTTATTGTGCATATATGCCTGTATGCGTTTAGGCTTTCGTCCAGTTGTTTTTAATTCCACAAAAACTATTTTATGGCCTGGAAATAAGCACATTCTATCTGGTAAGCCTATAAGTTGGTCACACAGCAGTTTTATACACATGCCACCATTTATCTTAACAAGCTCAACCAATTTGTGCTCTACAACTTTTTCACTGTCTACCGTCTCTTTCTTCATAAGTTAAATTTATTGAACTTACAGTTACTCCAAGTATTTGCAATGACCGGTTAAGCTTATCTTTAAGATTTTTCTTGAATTGGGCTACATCATTGCAAGCATTCTCTTCTGTTACATGGTTTTCATCATATTTTATTGTTCTTAAAGAACCATCGGAGAATTTGCATACAACTCTTAGTATTACATATTTCATAACCTGGCCATATAAATGTTATACTCACACTTATCCAAATTAAATTCCAGTCTGTCAACACAAAACTTTTGGCCATTGTATATAACAACCGTTTTGACAGATGGAATATGTTCTATATTTCTTGTTACAAGAAGCACAGAATTACGGTAATTTCCGTATTGCATTTTATAAAAATTTGCTATCATAATAAGCTATCTTTACGTTTATAGTATTTCTGTTTACCATATAAAGGAAAGTTCTTAGTGGATGCTATAGCTTCCCATTCAGGCAATGACCTAAGAATTTCATTAACCTCCCTGGTATTATATCTTGACATTTCTGTCTTATCTTTGCCGAGGCACTCACACCATACTTCAGCAATGCAGACAAAATCTTTTTGTACTGTACCGTTTTTAGACAATGGGTCTTCAAGCCAACGTCTTCTGTCGTACAGGTCCATTTTATCCCAATCATCTGGAAATTTAGTATTAAGATATTCTTCAATAATACCTTTTCGCTCATCTGCTTCTGAGTGTTTATGTTGCTCAATCTTAGCAATTATATCTTCATCACCAATGAGGTATAAAGGCTCTTTTGCCAAATATAGTTGATATGCTTCAGCCCATATTTGATTTATTTCATCTTGTGTAAGGTCATCATTTACAGACTTTGTAGCATATTCTGGCCTTACGTCTATAGGCATAAATCGTCTATTTCCTGTCGGGTCACGTAAGAAATCTTTGTTGTTAGTAGTACCAAAAAATACGCATTGGCGCTTATATGTTTCTACTGTTCTACCATACGCCGGCCTGAACATATCTTCTCTTTTTGATATGTAGTGCTTTATTGACTCTACTTCTGCTTTCTTAAGGCCTGAAAGCTCTGCCATTTCAATCAGCCACGCCCCTTGTATCTGTTCAAATGACTCCTTGCCCTGCACAGTCGTGAATGTATCTGAGAACCATTCCATGCCGAGCTTTTTAACGAAAGTACTTTTATATGTTCCTTGTTCTCCGACAAGTATAAGCGCTGTGTCGAACTTAATACCTGGCTCGAATACCCTCGCAACAGCCGCCACCAACGTCTTCCTAATGGCGGCTCTAGTATAAGCGTTATCTTCTGCTCCAAAATAATCAATCAATAATGTATTAACTCTCGGTATGCCATCCCACTTTTGAGCACATATATACTCTCTTATCGGATGGAACTTTTTCTTTTCAAATTCAAGCGCAAGCGCGTCGTCCACTTTTTGACTTGACACAATGCCATAAACACACTCAATGTAATTACGAACACCAGAATAGTCAACATCACGAAGAGGCTCCACAGTATCGACTTTACGCCATGGTAACGAACGTGTAACATATCTTTTATTATCAAAAATGTTTAGCTTAAATACATCTTTTAAGAATTGGTCATGCTGAATTATTATATTCAAGTTATTGGCAGAATTATCATATTCGCCTTTTGTATTAGCGTCAAGCTCTTCTGTCCATGAAGTATCATATTCTTCAGGAACTTCTGCTTTTGCTTCTTCTGCAAACTCGAATTTAGCTTCAGCAAACTTTTCTTCAGCAATATGCTTTTTTGTTGTAGAGTCCTTAGAGGCAAATTCTTCCATTGCCTTAAAGCTCTTTTTATCTTTGTCTTCTTTTTCTTTGCCTGTATCTAAATGGCCAAATTTATGTATGCGAACTAAGTCAAATGCATTACATAGTCTACCTCCAGCAGGGTCTGTTCCATGATGAGAATATGCAAATTTATCATCATAGACTATTAAGCCCGCAGCTGTAGAGCCATTTATATACGTATATCGCCCTTCTCCAGCTGGTGTATATACATCTGAAAGAAAAGTCTCAATAGCTTCTTGTATAGTATAAGTACGACAGAAAACACCAATTATGCCTTTTTTATCTTCTGGGTCTTCTTGCTTTTTGATAGCTTGCATTATTACATCTGTGCTATCTGTAGCAGTTGGCCATTCGCTCGTATCATGCCAATCATCATATAGCCCAAGGATATAATCAGCTTCAAGGAAAGGTCCGTCTTGAAATTCAAAGTAGTACTCCATATCTGATGATACAGACGGCCAGAACATAAGTCTATTTACATCAAAAGTTGACTGGTCAAACAAATTAATGTTTAGGTCTCCAGCGACTTTTCGAGCAATAGCTTGATATTCTTCTTGCGATACTTCTCTATCAAGTGGAATTATCAATCTGTGTCGTGGCTTTTCAGGGCATGACTTATGGGTTGAATGAATAACCGCAGCACAATCAAATAGCATAGTGAAATCCCACCAAAAATTTTCATGTGAAAAATCCACATCCAAAGTAAGAAGTTGGCGGTATAAAACATTGGTTTTATCGCGTCTGCCATTTGTGAGAAATCCTCCCACAAAGCCACCAACATCTTTTATCTTACTTTGCTCTTTTTTTGTAGCACTCATAAACCGCTTATATGTTTCAGCGGTTACTACAGGAGTAGCTAGCTTTTGAACTAAATTGCTCCAAGTAGTTTTGGTATTTTTCCATACTTTACTTGAAACGTTTAGTCCAATAGCTATGCTAAGATTTTCATCATATTCTAATTTACCTACTTGCATAAATACTAATCATTTTTGGTAAAAATCCATAACTCCTCCATCTGCATTAAGTGGAAGGTCTTGTGCCCACAAAGGTGGAGTTGACATGATTTTTACCAAATTATCATACCATAGCTGAGCATTCTCTTCTGGAATCTCTGTTATAACTTCATCGTGTATTGAACCCACAATTCCATATCCAGCTTTTTCCATTCTAAGCATAGCATCACCTAACAAATCTCTTGATACAGCTTGAACTATATTTTCTGTTAGTTTGCCGCCATAGGTGTCTATGCTTATCCATTGTTTTGTTGTCTGGTCGATGCCTCTATAGCACAAACTTCGAATTGGAACTGTAGAACGGCCTATTTTCTTATCTTTGAATTCAGGCTTATAATAAAATAGTTTTCTGCCTACAGGCAATTCTATTGTCATAAATTCACCGTCACAATCAAATATAACATTTTTACTAGTGCACTTAACGGCTCTGTGGTATCTTACTGCTTCTTTAGAAGCCTCATCAATCTCTTTCCACATATCAACTATATTAGGATTGGCCATGCGCCATTTTCGTACGAGCGACATCATTTCTGTGTCTGAAAGACCCATTTTATCACCGCCCATGCGCTTTAATGCACCAAGACCTCCTTCATAACCTAATGCTAATTCGGATATTTTTGACTTGTCGCGAAGCACTGAGCCTTTTTTAATTTCAGACTTTGGTACTCCAAACATCTTTTCTCCAGTTGCTTCATAAATCTTACCGTCACCGTGAAATACATCTAATCGCCACTTTTCATCAGCGAGCCAAGATATAACTCTTGCTTCGATAGCTGAAAAGTCAGCAACTGCATATTTCATACCTTGTGGTGGTATAAGTGCTGTTCTTACAAGTTGTGAAAGAATATCCGCAACATCATCATACATCATCTCAACCGTTTCCCAATCGCGGGCCCTAATTAGTTCACGCGGTACTTCGATATGTGATATATGGTTTTTTGATAAGTTCTGCAACTGCAATAATCTACCTGCCCATCTACCAGTTCTATTTGCGCCATAGAATTGGAACGTACCTCTAACTCTGTGGTCTTTCATAGCACAATTGAGCATAGCATAATACTTTTTAATTGAAGTTTTTGATAACTTTTTGCGTATATTAAGCAACTCAATTACATCTGGATAGTCTGCAAACTCTTTAAGCAGGTCAGGCATTGTTTCTTTTGAAAGTGACAATATAGCATTACCTGTTTTCTTTTCTATCCATTGCCGAATTTGTACAGGCGAATTTGGATTTTCAAGACCTGTTAATTGCTGAGCATGCTGAGTTAATATAGAAGTATAAGTATTATCTACTGCAATAGCAGACTCTGCTAACTCCATATCCACCAAAATACCTCTATCATTGATATTCTGGTCAAGTACGTACATTTCTCGCTCAATCTTTGGAATGATATAAGGTTCTAATCTATGAAATATCTCGCGCTCGGCCAAAACATCATATTTATTATACTCTTTATACATTTCCCACTTCTCAGGAGCATGCTCTGGATAATTGCGCGTACGCATTCCATTAACTCGAGTTGCTTTACACGGGCATGAAAAGTACTTAATAAGTGCTTTACCTGTATCAAGCTTCTTATCTGTAAGATTAAGAGCCTTTGATACTCCGTCCAAAGAAAGTGGTAAACCGCAATACGCAGCTTTTACAGAGGTACAATACCACTGTTCTGCTGGGATGTTATATCCTATTCGCTTAAAGCTAAGTCGCTCAAATACTGCGTTATGAGCAACTTTTATGCATTCTGGGTCAAGTAATGCTTCTTCAAACTCTTCAGGCATTTCTTCGCCTTGAGCTAAATCAATAATGTTAACTGGCCCATCATCTAATGCATATCCTATAATCAGTATCTCAAAGTCTGGTGACTCTATATATTTATAGGCACCAGAGTCTTTAATATCTACTGAGGAAAATGTTTCAACGTCTATGAAAAGATATTTCGCCATTATTTCTTATTTGATATTATAAAATTAGGAGTATAGGCGGGATTCGAACCCGCATAACAGGCACACAAACCAATGGCGCTCTGTGGTTTTACCATTAAACTACTATACTTACTGATGCAGAGAGGAAATTATATCAGCTCATCATCCCATTCGTTCTCGCCTCCGAAGTCTTCTTCAGCAGTAGAACCACCGGCCAACATCTCGCCATCTTCGAGCTTCTGAAGATTATTCAATCCAGCTGCGATGCCTTTGGATGAAACATTAAAGGCATAGAAGTTGATTGATGCGCGGCCATAGCAACCACTGTAGAACTCCTCTTTCTCCATGATAGGATTGAGGTCCTTGTCCACAATGCTCGGTTTACGCAGGCTATTAGCATTAATGAAATACATGCCTTCGAATGCTGGGTCATCGCCGCGCTCATCGTCGCCATCGCGTAGAGGCAACTTGAGGTTTGAAGGTATCTTGCCGTTCTTGTCTGCAAGCTTGGCTTTGCCTGCCTGCTTAGCTGCCTCGATAGCTTTGTTAATCTTTTCCAAAGTTTTAGTATCTGTCTTAGGGATAAGAATGCAGATATTGTACTTAGGGGTATCACCCTCGTTCATAGCCGTTGGCTCGAACACATTCACATAGCAAAATCTTACTTTGCCAGTTACAACTTTTGTTGAATTTTCCATTTTACTTTAATTTTTAGTTGTTATTACTTTTTCAATAATTGCCCAATCAGGCAAATAGTCATTATTCTCCATTATCTGCAAAATCTAATTGTGCTTGATTATAGCCCATTGCTGGTCTCTTGTCTTCAAGCGGTACAAGAGTAGGTTTACCTTGAGGTTTTACAACCACATCAGATAGAATTTCTTCAAAGCGCTTTTTGCCTACTATCTTTTCAATTGAAGTAATTGGCTTAAGCTTCATGTTGAAAATCTCATCTTCTGATAACTCAGGGCAGCGAACAAAGATTGCATTTGAGGCTTGGTCTTCATCAACCCATTTGCGTCGACTAATTCCTTCAACTAATTTAAGCCCCGGCCATTGCTTATTCTCGTTAACCGCTTTAGTTTGTGCATATTCTGCTATTGAATTAGCCCATTCTATAAGCTTAGGCACGCGCTTAACTATATCAGCAATCTCATCATCGGTTAACAACTCTGGGTCTGCGAATTCGTGTTGTGCAATTTCGAGTTGTTGCTCATAAAGCTTACGACACTGATTACGCACAGCACAAAATCTACACCAATCTCCAGCATTGAGTTCTCCTTTACCTTCAAAAGCAAGTTCAGCTCTTGGTCTAAGCTCCTCTTCTGCCCATCTGCGGAGTTCTTCAACAGATATTTGCCAACTTGATATGTTGTTAATGCGAGGCTGTATAATGGTCAATCGCACTTCCGTTATATCGTACATTGTATCATATTTCTGCAAAGCTCCAAGCCCATAAAGCATAAGTTGCTTATTCCATTCAGCATATACTGGAACACCTTTTCCATATTTTAAGTCAATAACTTCCATAAGGTTGTCATTGATAACAACACAGTCAGCTGTTCCAAAGCTTTCAGGCACATATTCTGTCAAATCGAGTTTCTGCTCAATTTCCATGACAGCTAACGGATTTTCAGTTTTTGCTTCAGCTAATTGTTCTGAGCAATAATCCGTATAGATAGGTACAACTTCAAGCATTTCCTCATTAAACAGCTCATTTGCCATTATCTCTTCGAGCCTTTGGTCAAAGTCTTGCTCACTAATGCTGTTAAGTGTATCTTTTCTCAGGTAAAGCTCTGAGAGCTCATGAGCTAATGTACCTTCTTCTGCATATACGGAGCTTTTCTTTTCTCCGTATTCATCTTCAAGCTTGGCAGACGGAGTACAATTCAGCCATCTTCCTGCTCCAGAAGCCGAGAGGAGTGCATGACTCCTCTGACTATGTTTCTGTGGTTTAGTACTACTTACCGCTTGAGTCATATTCTTTTATCAATTTTGCCAAATAACGGCATTGAATAGCACACTGAGCATAAAGCTCTGGATTTTCTCTGCGAAACTTCTGAGCTGCTTTTTGCAATTTCTTTGTACTCGACATAATTACAGTGACTCTAAGAAGTTATACATTTCATCATACTTAGCCGGGTCAAGCTTTGTTACACTCGGGGCTCCAAGCTCATTGAGTTTCTGCTTGATTACGTCGCGATGCTCATTGACCTTCTTTGCAAGCATTGCTCGTACATCCTCTATGCTCTTAGAGGCAGAAGAAGCAGTCTGAGCAGCAGGTGCTCCAGGAGCAGGAGTAGCAGCGGGTTTTGTTGGAGCAGGTGCTGCAGCTGGAACTTGAGGCTTTGGGGCCGGAGCGGGTGCTGGCTGAGAAGCCGGTTTAGCAGGTGCTACAGGAGCAGGTTTCTGAGCTGGAGCAGCAACAGAAGTAGCCACATTACCAAGCAATGACTTGATGAAGTTCTGCGTATTTTCAGACAGGTTTACGCTAACCTCAACAGAAATTTTAATGGTTTCCATTTTCGTAATTTTTAATGAAGTTATCTAAATAGTTAATAAACTCGTTTACTGTCATATCTGGTACGTTTGAGAGTTTTTGGTGGATAAGCTCATTATTCTTATATATAGATACGTACACGCCTTTATAATTCAGCTTTACTTTATACTCGCCTTTCAGCATTGTTAGGCATCCATCTTCAGATGAACCTTTCCAAGTATTTGCTGAAAACAAATCAGTTACTAACACGCCAATATGATTGGCCAATCGCTCTAACTGTATAACATCCAAATTGGCTTCACCCTTTAACACACGGTCAAATGCCTGTTTCGGATATTTAACAGTAGGAAATAACACCTTCGCTAAATCTTCCGTATTTAGCTTGTAGTGCTCAATTACATTACCTATATTAAACTGTTCCATATTTTGGTGAATTTTATTATCTTATTTTCGATATGCGAATATACAAACTATTCTCGAAAGAAAAAAAAATTTTTCCATTATTTTTTGAGAATTTATTTGTTAAAAATAATTAAACAGCAATTTTAGTGCGGCTTTGAAATTGCTGTAAACAAAGAAACAATAAAAACAATGCCTCTATATATTTCAAACTTAATTTCTTAATTTCCGATTAACATTAAGGTTAATAAGAAATATCGGCTTTTAATACGAAAAGATTTAATGAAATTATTGTTTCTTTGTTTACAGTATATATATAAGTAATTAATTTTGAGCACTTTAGGCGTAAACAATGACTTGTTTATATTGTTTCTGTTGTTTACCGCTTTATGAAGTATTTTGCACACAGCCATATAATTACTAAGGCTATGGCGGTTATCAGGTATTCACCAATATTAATTTTTATCTTTTGCCATTTAGTAAGCCGAGCTTCTACAGGGTATGCAACTTGAATTGTATCAACTTTTTCTCGCCAGAGAGTATCATGCTTTTCTATGTATTTATACAAGTATTTATATTTACTGAGATACACGGTATCGCCTTTGTGCTCTACATAGATTGAATCTCTATGATATATGCTATCAATTTTGATTTGTGAAATATACGTAGTATCTCTTTTAATTGTCTCTACAGGTACATATTGAGTTGACTTACAGCCATATAACATAATGGCTAAAAGTATAAGCACAATTATTCTCGTTAATTCTCGCATAATTTCGTATTTTTATTTATATTCTATTATAATAAATATAAAAGCCATTCTCGGAATAATTTCTTATATGCGAGAATGGCTTTATTTGTTCAGAGGTCTCTATATTCATATTTAGCATCAAAACTTGGGCAAGCCTTTGCTGTAAATTCTCTATGCCCATGTATAGTGGCATTTGGATATTTTGCCTTAAGCTTTTTGAGCAAATCTATCAATGATTGCTTTTGAGCCTCAGTGCGTGTATCTTTAGAAGTTTTACCGTCTTTAGCCACACCGCCAACATAGCAAATACCAATTGAATTGGCATTTTGGCCTGAACAATGAGCTCCAACCACGCTTTCATCTCTACCTTTATGAATAGAGCCATCAAGCTCAATCACATAGTGGTAACCAATATCCTTCCAGTGATTACCATTAACGTGCCAATCCCTGATAGTTTCAGTTTTAACGTCTCTACCTTCAGGCGTTGCTGAGCAATGCACTATAAGCTTATTAATTTTTCTCATTTTTCTTTGCTGTTAAGAGATACTTGCTTTACTATTTCATTAAAGACCTCATGGCCTTGTTCAGTAGTAGCTGCTTGAATAATCTGCTTAATCATATCTGGGACATCTCCGGCATGTGCTTTTCTTCTTTTACTATTTTCTAATACAGATTTGCCTTCTATGCAAAGTATTGCTAAAGCACAAAGCATAGTTGCAAATGGCAGTATATAAAATGATAGTAAGCTTCCTAAAGCATCTACCATAAATGCAAACATGAGAACTCTAGCATAATCGCCTATTTTTACAACAGTACGCCTAAAGCCATGAGACATAAGCTTTTCGCCTAAAATCTTTGCTGTTAATGTACCACTCCAAAAATCAACGATACACGCTATAGTAGAGAAAATCCAGCATATAATTATTATTATCACTCTAACAGTTATAAAGAACATAAGAGCTTCTAGGTCTTTCGCTTCAATCAGTTCTAGCATAGCATTTTCCTTGTTATGTTATAAAACATGTTTCTTATAATTTCACCAACTAAATAACTGGCACTTTCGCTATAAGGACTGAAATTCAACGTTTTAGCAATATGCTTTTCAATGTGGTCTACTTCATGAGCAAAGCTATTGAAAAATTCCCAAATATCAGTAGTTTTTGATACTACTATTGCACTGCGTTTATATTTAGGATTGCTATAAGCTATTCCTATATTACGCCTATTTGAGTATAAAATTTCTTTAGCCCTATTCAAAAATCGTTTACTACATCTTAAGCTATACAACTCATCTATTATTTCTTCTGCATCATTGGCGTCTGTCATTATGAAGTATGATATGTGCCAATTAGCATAGTTTTCAAGATAGAATTTTCCTGCTATCATAGAATTTCTTCCCAATCTACAGCTATACCTCTGGATGTCATTTTAGCATCCCATTCACGCATTATTTCTCCATCGCCTGCATCTACGTCGTCAACTACGTCTTTTACGTACAAAGCTAAATGCTGCTCATCAGTAATACTACTTTTAAGCAAATCAGCTTTTCCCATATTAGCAACATACACATAGTCATAGTCTACGTTATTTTCTAGAGTCACACCGTATTTTGCAAGCATAGAGTCGACTTGGTCTTTTGTAAGAGGCTCTATTTTCTCTGTCTTACCAGTAGAAGCATTCTTTTTGCGCATTAAACTTACTGCAAAATCACATGCCTTTTTATTAAAGTGCCATCCATGAAACCGAAGGTATTTTCTCATTTCCATTGGTATGTCATCATACATATCAAGTGGTAATCTTTTTCTTGTTGCCATATTATTAAAGTTTTTTAAGTAAAAGAGGCCGTACTCATTAAGCACGGCCTCAGTTGAAATTAGTTATTAGTAGCGGCGTCCTCGACCGTATCTACGACGACCATATCTACCGGTGCCGGGTACACCTCGACGCTCGTTGTAGTCCTCATCGTCGTCATCGTCTTCGTCGCGATAACCGCCTGTACCACCGCCATTACCGCCACCGCCGTAGCGCTCATCAAACTCTTCTGACTCAAGAATTTCATCTTCGATAAATTCCATGAGCTTCTTTGCGCCTCTATGCACTTTTTCTGCGCATTCATAAAGCTTATCAGCCTGGCGCTCTTTAATTTTAATTATAGTAGGCATATTTTCTACAAAATTATATGTTTAACTTTTCTTTACAGGGCTTCCCAACTGCTCTAATAAAGAGGCCATCATACCTTTCATTTCAGATTGTGACTTGTAAAGTTCTTTCAGCTGTGTTTTTAATTCACTGTTTTCCTTTTCGAGCCTTTGCCTTTCTGCTATTTCAGGATTTAGTGTGACCATTATGTTCTTGCAACTTTCGATAATCTGCCTATGAGCATTGATAACCTCATCTGCGATAGCAACTTCGCTACTATGCATGTATGCTGCTACTTCTGCATTTACAGCATCTCTATTACAAGATACAAACAGCCCATTACCACAATCCTGAATATCAGTAGAGGGAGTTAGGCCTTCAATAGGCTGAACTTTGTCTCCTATTTTAATGGACAAATCTACGACTTGCTCTTGCTGTTGAGGCATAAAGCCAGCATAAGGCTGCCCTGGAGTTGGAATTGGATATTTCTGCCGTATTTTAGGCTCGGCGATAACCTGTCCTATCTCCAATTTAGGAGAATTATCTTTATGAAAGATATAAACTGTACTGCCAGTTCTTAGATTTTGAAAAGCCATATAGTTAATAATTTTTAAGTCATTATATTAAGCTGCAGAAGTTGGGAAAATATAAAGTATCTTATCTTCAGAGTCATAAATAGCCAAGTATACGCCAGAACGAGTAAAGTCAGCTACAGTCATAGCCACGCCAGTATTATAATTAATGGCCGCTTGATTGCCGCCATTAGCAGTAAATACTACAGGCAATGTATCTGTTGTACCGGCTGGAATTAAAGGTAATTTAAATAAAATCAGTCCAATAAATGGTGCGTTAAGGAACGCCTGATTTTGAAATACAAATTGTACCTCTGTAGCCGCTACATTTACTCTGGTTGCTTCTAAGCGGGGAATTCCTTGACTATTAGCCAAAATCAAAGGATTAATAGGATATGACATAGTTGCCTCCTTTCCTATTAACCCCAACCACCATTATTACCGCAGTTATATCCGTAACCCCAAGGATAACCATAGCCACCAAACGCACCACATGCGCCATATGCAGCAGGCGATACCTGAAGAGGAATGTTAAAGCCAGTATTGACTTTTACATAATTATCTCCGCAAGGAATTACCTTAGTCTCAGGCAAGTGGCACTTAATGCCTGCAATCTCTGTATTAAGAGAACTGATGCCAGCATTCAAAGGAGCTACGGCCTGGCCAATCATCTGAGCAAAAGCAGCTGACTGCTGTGCATTATTGATGATAACAGCCTGTTCAGCAATTCGGCGGTCACGCTCAGAAATTTCGCGCTGCATTTCACGCATCTCAGCAGCACGCTGGCCAGCGAGAATTGACTCGGTAGATGCCTGAATAGCTTTTTCAATGTTACAAGTCTGGTCACGAGTTGCATAGCCAACATCAGCAAATCCACGTTCAACACTACGATTAACATTATTAAGCTCTCCTTGCAATGCAATAGTCTGGTCTTTGATACCTGTTTTGATATCACAGCAGCAGTTGCAGATTTGCTGAGTAAGAGCCATATTGCCTTGTTGAATTGAGTTGATAATCTGCTGGCCAGTCATACCAACCTGATTACCTACATTGCATACCTGGCTAGCAACTTGCTGGATAGCAGCTTGTACCTGACCAACAGAGCAGTTCAAAGTGCTTGCCAGCTGGCTAATATCAATGCCATTGCGCTGAATTGCGTCCATAAGCATCTGGCGCTCTGTGCTATTATTGTTATTACCAAACAAACCATTGCCATTTCCTCCGAAGATTGCGGCGATGACAATAAGAGCGATAATACCATCCCAGCCATTTCCAAATGAGCCATTTCTGTTTCCACACAAAGCCATTACTGCATTGGCATCAAGGCCTTTAGACTGACAAGCGGATGCAAGCATACCTGCAAGGAAGTTATTCCCACTACCTCCACTGTCCGGAACTACGATTGTCTTTTCGACATCAAAATTTCCCATAATTTTAGAAATTTTTAATCGTTAATACTTAAATTAATTATAAGCAGACGCCTCTCTAGAAAAGGCTATTTTAATTACTGCTACAATTCATTAAACCCAAAACGATTTGACAGTGATAATTTTACGATATTTCTTACTTTTTCTCTCTGGTCATTGCTCATTTCCTGATAACCAAAGTTAAAAGGTGTCTTCGCTATGCTCGTATCAGGTTTCCATTCCACTGACGTGAAAGATACACCATACATTGGAGCAATGTATGTTTCAAATAGCGTACCACCTAACGCATAAATAGGCAATCCGTTGTCTGGATGCAAATTATCAGATGCTAAGTCTTTTGCGTCTTCTGTGTTAATGGTTGGTTCTCTTCGCAATGACCACATTGTCGCTCCTCCTGGAGACACATTATAAATACCACTTAAAGCCATGAACTTCTGCGTGTTTTCGTAATTCAATTGTTGCCATTGTTTTTGTCCATCCTGCGATTTTGGGTACGGACTTAAATTGCCGTTTACTCCAGGAGTATAAGAACAATTAAAAGCAATAATTGTATCAAAGTTACAATTCCTTTTTACAATACTTACAAGTTCTGACCAATATGGCTCCCACTCTTGCTCCCATTTAATAGCTTGATACGCGCCTTGTTGAAACTCAATTATATCCCAACCTTCGTTCAGTGTATCTTTAAAATTAGCGGTAGTTTTCTCCCAATCTGAACCATTAGTTGATTTCCAACAGTCAACGGCTTCGTTGTTTTTGTACCTATCAATCCATTGAGAGAAATATGCACCACCTGTGTAAAAACCAGTAATTTCAGCATTGATGCCCGCTGATTGAATTATCTTATTCAAATACCACCATGCACACATGTTCCAAGAAGAACCGAAGCATAACAATCGTAATTTCTCAGACTTATCTCTACGCCTTATTGGCACATTGAATATTTGAGGAATACCGCCAATATTTTGTGCTGTAGCAACAGCCCATGTGCCATTTTTTCTTACATATTCTTTATCGTCTTTTGGGGCTTCTTCAACATAGTCCTTACTGTCAATATCGTATAGTGTTCCAGTATTCTTCAATATCATTGGCTGTATATTTTGAGAGTCTTTTGAGGATAATATTGTGCCATCAATCGCCATAAGAAGTAGTGTGTCAATCACTACATTCATATAAAATGTTGGTTCAGACCTACCGCCTAATTTTATGGCCAATCTAAAATATTCAATTCCGCCTTTATATCGTGGGCCACGGTATTGATAATTATACGTATTACTATAAGTTTCCTCTTTGCTTTCTCTAAAATATATAACAAACCTTGCATCATTCTCCTCACCAAAACCATATCCGTTATACGCACGTAACTGAGGTTGTCTGCTATCCCACCATGACGGTTTACCATCGGGAAACTCAAACCATATATCTTTCAATGTTCTACCAATTAAACTCAGGTCTGCTGTTACATCAGATAAATTCCCGCCAAATCTATCGAACCACGGCAATGTAGGTGGAAATTCTTGTAATTGTCTGACTTGATTTTTTACAACGTCATCATCTTCAGACGCACCTATATTTTTCCAATTAGAAGCAGTTGTCCATGCTGATGTACTTGAACCGACAAATTGTTCAGTAACGCTTGTTGTTGCATCTGTTTTATAGGTTATAATTAATCCAAATTTTCTTATATTAGTTGGTACTGCACTTCTTGCTGTTGTCGCTGTATAGTATGAACCCGATAATGGCTTTCTGTAGTCTAAATTATATAAACTCTCCCCATCTACAATCTGTTTAATAGTATTATTCAAATGCCTAAATGAGTAAATATTATAGAAATTATTACTACCGTAAACGTAAAAACAGAAAGAAATAAAACCATCTTGAGTGAATGTATAATCAATTTTCTTCTCATTTATTGTTTCAGTGACAGCTCCATTTGAATTATATATTACGCAAGCAGTTGTTCCTTCAGATGTCGGTATTAGAGAAAAATCTGCGATGAAACTATCTCCTTTAGTAATAGGCACTTTGTAATATGTAAGCCAACTACTTGTATCTTTTAGTGTTCCATCAGTTCTAAGACTTTTATTTGTATTTTTAAGGTCATCAGCTAATGTTATTTCTCTACCACGTTTCTCTATTTTAGAAAACTGTTCCTGCGTTGCGAACCCAGTTACTTTTTTGGTCCAGCTACCTTTCCACTCTAATATTACTGCTTCGCCATCGGCAATAGCTATACCATTAAAATTAGCATATGTTCCAACTCTTGTGGCCAAATAAAATACATTACCATCAGGAGTACCTGGATTTGTTGACGGCGTAGCAATTCCGGCAAATGTAGAATTTTCTCCTACAGAACTTACTATGCTATTAAGTACATTCTGAAGAAGTTGTCCGGTTATTTCTTGATTTCCATTAGTTTTTATAATTTTAGCAATTGCTGCTTTTAAATCACTCCATTTTGCCATATTTATTATTCTGTTTTAAAATCATTATTAAAGTCTCTATTAAAATTTCCTCCAGATAAACTAGGAGTATATCCACCTATATTAGCAATTACAGTATCTGTTTCAAACTCGCATTCTACAGCAGCTAAATCTCCTTGGTCTTCCCATTCTGGTTCCATACTAAATGCAGTCAAATCATAGGTCTGGAGCTTGCTTGTTATCTTTTTAGTTTCACATAACCTTACAATTCTCAGGGCATCACATAAATATTCTGGTGCCAAGAATGTGAACTTATATATTTTTTTACTTACTTGGCTTTCAACAAAAGTATAGCCCATTCGCTCTGTGGCTTCTTCTTCAAAATCATATTCTGGTTTACCGACTTGCGTATTTAAGTAACACTTAAACTTAAAGCTGTCAGAAAAATCGACAACACCGTTTTTAAGTTCAAAATTATATGAATTACTGTATTCGAGTAATAAGTAGTCATCTACCTTATTACAAACTGTAAATACGTCTGAATATATAGTTCCAAGGCCAGATACATATATTGCTAGATAATATCGACCTTCGTACTTTATTCCGATTACTGGAAGAGTTCCAGGATATTTAAGAAGCTTGAAGCCAGTATATGACTTAATAACTAAGCCATTTTCTTTCATGTTAGTAGTAATATCTGTGTATTTACCAGTATTAAAGTCATATAGCCTAACCCAATTCACTGATGTTCCACTAGCTAAAACTACTTGAAATGGCAATAACATATTTCTATAGGTTATAAGCTGATAAACCTGGCCAAATGCGTAGTCTTTACGATGATTTTGCAGTGCAAGATTATCGTAAAAAGGCAATGGCGATATGTTATTATTTACTAACTTCATGCTGTAAATTTAGTGATTATAAATAATATATAAAAATTTTCTAACGTATTTAACATAAGCATTATTCCGGCCTGTAAAGCAGATTTACTTTAGCCATTCTAGTGTCTAAACTGATAGACATTTCATCTATTTTTCCATTCCCAAAGGAGGTTTTAATAAGTTCCAATTCATCTAAATCTTCTTCTGTAGGAAATTCTATAGTGTGCTTCATGCATTTTTTAATATCTCTTGCATATATATTTCCAATTACATTAGACTCTAAGTTTGATGCTGGCATATCCCACATATACATATTTTGTAAATATATCCACGATGCATACCAGTTTTGTGCTATAGCTTTATAACTATTGCCATTTTCATCAATAAGACCATCTATAGTAAGAATTGGTAATTCAAGTAGTGAACCATTTTTTACAGGACATAAAAGTGCAAAACCGTCTTCTGAAAAGTTTGTTGGATTAAATAACATATAATCCACATCAGATGAAAACTGTCCAATGTTTATTTCTTCTGTTTTATCTTTTTGTATATAATTAGATTTCACATCAATGGTTACACCACCAAACAAATCGGTTACATCGTCCATCCATGCAAATTCGTATCGCTGATTTAGGTCTGATTTTTCAAACTCTACTTCAGATTGGAAATAAGATGATAGCTTCTTATTAAATTGGTCTGTAAGTTTAGTAAAATCAAGCTGATAGCTTGACCTACTAGAATAGCTTCCACCATTCATAAAGAAGTATACGTGCTCTATTTTGAATTTATTGTCTTCAATATACCAATAACATCTAAAGCAATCACGCAACATTTTCATAAGCTCTTCGAGTGAAGTTTCAGCTTTCTGAGCAGGCTGGTCATAATCACCTTTTAATATATTGGTTTTTTGTGTAATATACACATAAAATCTTGCTAATCCTAGTGGATTAGTTGTGCCATATAAAAATTGGCTATATTCTGCAGTTGGCTCATGTGATAATGTAGGGTCTATTTTCTTGAGAATAGCCTTTATGGCCGCGCCAATAGAATAACTATCTTTTAATACATACTGTTTTCTTAATTTTTCTTCAAAATATTCATAAAAACTATCATATACATACCACAGTGAAGCATTTGCCCATGAATTTTTGCTAATAGGCAAAGGTCTTCCTAAACCTGTACTACTAGGAATAAACTGGTTAGTAAAATACTGTCCGTAATCATTTAGACCATATTTTGTTGGCTCATCTACTGCTCTAGAAGTACAAAAGAATAAACCTCCTTTTAAGCCAATACATTTTTTATAGTTTCTATTATCAGTGACAAAATCATCTGATGGTAAATCATAGGTATTTTTAACACCTTCTGAGTCTTCTACAGTATCTACATCACAAAGTAAGCGCCTATATATTCTATATGTAAACAAATTACTTATAGTACATGAGTTTTTAGCATTTTCCACATCTATTAGTTTAGAGGTATATCTTAAGTGTTTATCATTAGTGTAATCTCGGTCTTCTGAAAACAGCGTTTCATCATCGATATTAACAGCTGTTTCAGATTTATATAGTACTTTATTATCTGAATTTCTTTTTATCATAATAAAGTAGCTTACATCTGTAAATGGTGGTTGAGCATCAGGATTTTTCTCTAAATAGCAAGTATAGCCATTCCAGTTGCTATAATAACCATTAGTTCCGGCATATACGCCATTAACACCTGCTTCGTTAGAATTTCCTATGTAAAATTCATTACCAGATTTTATATAGGAAAAATAGAAGTTATTTATAAGCGCAGCATTGTCATCTACGCTTTCATTCACATCATCTTCCCAATAGGTACCACCGAAGAAATTAGTTATAGAATTGGCACCACGGACATAAACTTGCATGAGTGAGCGTTTATGCAAGTTTATTTTTGATATTTCAGGAGCAAGTTTTATAAGGTCATAAGTATTTTCATATTTATTCATGACCTCTGTATATCCATCTACTGTTGTAGTTTTAAGTTCACATTTCTTTTTATCGTGGTCAAACTTGCAATCAGTTTTATTAAATTCACCTTTATAGTACTCAACCCATTTTTTAGAAGTTCTATTATATTTATCAATAATAAATATGAGTTGGTCCTCAAGACTTGACTGCTTAACAATTTCATAAGCATCGCCAAACAGGTTGATTTTACCATCCATAGAAATACGGAAAAATTCTTGCCCACTCTCTTTGGCGTATTTCTTATTTAAGTCCTTAAAATGTGGCTCTACACTTTCAACAAAGTAGATAAAATTGGTATCTTTCTTTGCTACAAAATTTGTATCGAGTGAAGTAAATCGTACGGCCCAATATTTTGCATTAGAAGGCGGAGTTATAATCTCATTATTTACATCCGCTAAAGTCTTAGAAGATATGAAATTCTGGTTTTTATCATAAAAGAAAATAGCGTTATAATCGTAATAAGATATTAAGTTGAAAAATATCTGTTTGCTGGTCTCTAAACTATTTTTATAAGGTGACGCATATATTCCTGATGATGCGTTATGATAAATATTTCCATTTCTATCTATATCAGTATCTTGTGACAAATATGTAGTACTCAATTTGCCTATATAGAAATTATATTTAGGAGGTACCATATTAGTTCTTTATTATTCGTTTAACATTTTTACGTTGCATAACCACAGTTCCATCAGGCATTGTATAATACCTGATTTCATTCTGTTTTCTAATACTCCGCACATCATTCTCTATTTTAGAGAGGTCAATACTATTATTAGAATTAAGAGAAATACTCAATCCTTCAGAATTAGCAAAGGCATTCAAATACTTATCTTCAAACGTTCCTTTATTGAGGCTATCAACAACATCTGGAAGTATTTTTCTATATTTCCTTGTTCGTTTTTTATTGATAATTGCTAATGCCTCACCGCCTTCTGCTCTCATACGGCGCTTCTTTTTATTCTCTGTGCCCAAGTCAATATCATTGCCTGATGCATGCGAGCCTCCTTCTAAGAACTCAAGACCGCCCTCACCATATTCCTCTGATTGACTTGCTGTCACTTGTTTAGCTTTAACTTTCGCAACAGCAAATGAGGTCCACATCGTAGCAATAGCAGCCAATGCAAGGGCTGGGCCGACGATAGGTATCGAAGAGAATGAGCTCCATAAATTAGCAGAAGCAGTAATAAGTGAAGATGCTTGAATTACAGTATTAAGATTTTCTTGACGCTTTTGAGCAGCAGCAAGCATTTTCTGTTTTTCTTGCTGGTTTTTCTTTTCTTGTTCAAGTTCTTTTTTAGCTGTTGCTACGTTGTTAGCATATCCATTATTTCTTGCTTCTACTTCTGCATCGTAAGCGCTCTGTGCAGCTTCTACTCTTTTTTCTGCAGCTTCTACAGCTTGTTCTGCTAATTGAACTTCGGCATCCATTATAGACTGAAGTTGTTCAATTACTATATTAACTGCATCTCCAAGAGCATCTATCTGGTCATCGCTAAATCCAAGCTTTTCAAGTAAAGTACCTCCTAAACCTTTTTTGCCAATATTCATTATGAAGTTATCAAGCTCAGATAATTCACGGTCTATTCCTTTTACGGTAGATTTAGCAGCATCTATTTGAGCTTGACTCCAATCAAGTCCACCAGACTCAGCAAGTCTTATCTGTTCTTGCCATCTGGCTTTTTCTTGCTCAAGCTTAAATCGTGTTATTTCTGTTTCACTTCGCTTAACTTCATTGAATATAGCTTCATCTAAAGCCTGTTGCTCATCAAAGCTGGTCATTTGGAATGACCCTTTAGTTTGAGCTGCAGACTTATCAAACTGTGCATTTATTACAGATGTACTTACTTGCTGTTCTGCGGGTTTAGCAGCATTTTGTGCTAAAGCTAATTGTCTACGTACTTCATTTTGCTGAAGTAGCAGATTAAGTTCATCTTCACTGCCTTTTTTAACAAGCTCAAGCTGATTTTCAATATCGCGCTCTCTTGCATCTAAGATTTTCTGGTCATACTCACTCCACAGCTCAAGTTTTTTCTTGTTGAGCTCAATAAGTATTTCTTCTTCAGAACGAGCTTGGTCATCTCCTGCCTCTAATAATCTCTTATTAGTATCAAGTATCAAGACATATTCCAAATCAAGATTTTCTTCCATAAGCTTACGCTCTTCTACTAATGAGGCTTCCATCTGAGAAGCATCGCGTGTAACTACTACATTGGTAGTTACAGTAGACTCTTGATTTTGAGCTGCTTCAGTTGCTGCGCTAGTATCAGTAGGATTTATAGTATTACGCTGTGCCTGTAAAGAAGCAACTTTTTGCTCATTTTGAATTTGTTGTAACTGGAGGTCTAATGCTCGTAAATTATTAGCAATAGTCTTAGTTATAAGCTCTTGCTGCCTATCAATTTGTTTCTTTTGGTCCTCAGTAAGCTTTTTATATTTTCCATCTACATTTTTAACATATTCTTCATTAAGACGATACATCTCACGAAGCTTATTATTTTCATCCTGGACCTGGTCAGCTGCAGCTTTACGCCTTTTAGCATATTCATCTTTAAGTAATTCAGTTACACTTTTTTCGTATTCTCTTTGTATTTTTATATCATTCTGATTTATAGTACGAGTTAAATCACGCGGTTCTCTACCATCACCAGCAGTTCTCGCTTTACCAAATAAGCCTAAAGCTTTAACTAATTCATCTGCTGCTGTATTATATCCATCTGCCAAATCAAAAAATGCATCACCTTCTTTTTCTAAAGCATCACGCTCTCTTCTTAAAGAAGCTATATTTTCTTCTCTCTGTTGATTACGCCTTTTAGCTAATCTTGTTTCAAGTGATAAATCAGATTCTGGTCCAACAAAACCTGCTCCAACAGCACTAAAATAATCAGATGTAGTTTCAAGAAAAGTAGAAGGTTGTTGCTCTTTTAATAAAGCCTCTTCATTTTTCTGTAAGGCCTCTTCATACTTTTGTGATGCCAATGACATAGCGGCAGTTGCTCTTGCTCTAAGTTTTAGTGCTTCAAGAATTTGAGGCGTTCCGCTATTGAATGCAACTTCTGCATCATTTACATCATTTACTGCTATTCCAAGTTTATTGAACTCAGATACATTGTCTTTTACCCATTGTAGTCGTTGTTTATCATCAGTTAATTTTTCCCACTGAGATGTTAATTTCCTAAATGCTACAACATTATCACCGTATCCTCCTGTATTCTTCTTAAGTTCTTCTGTAAGAGCTTCTAACTGTTCTCTAAAAGACATAACTTGCTTTTCGGCCTTAAAAAGATTAGCAATCCAGTTTATTATGTCTTGGCCAAACATCGAAAATACAGTAAGTAATATAACAAGTACAGTATTCCAGCCAAATAAAGCTTTAACTATTGAGCCTGTTACGCTTATAGTTGCTTTACCTTCTGCTTGTAAAAGTTTATTCTGAGCACGTAATCTGTTAATTTCATCAACTACCATAGGTATATTGTTCGATATACCTAAGAAGAATGTATTAAGTGATACGGCAGCAGCAGGTAATTCTCGTACTACTTGAGAAATAGAAATACCTAAACCATCCCATGTTTTTTGATAATGACCTACAGACAATCTATAATTGCCTGTAGCTTCTTGCAATTTTATCATCTGCTGATAAATTGCATTTGTCTCAGCTTCAAGCTTTTTACCAGAGTCAGCAGCTTCTCTCTCAGCTGCAGACATTTGGTTAAGCCGTATTTTATTTAATGCATATTGAGCTGAAAGTCTATTATAAGAACCTTCTGCAGAATTAGCAATTGTAGCCTGTAATTGAGCAATCTGATTTGCTTCTCGTATCTGGGTTGAATAGAGTTTAAGCTGCTGATTTTCTTCTGACTGAGCATAGGCAAGTTTCTCTTGAGCCTGAGCTAATGGGTCTACTGTAGCTTTCTGCTGTTTTCTAGCAGAAGTAAGCTCAGCAATTTTAGCTTTTAACTCAAGTAATCTTTTACCTTCATTTGACTGTAAATAAGCTAATCTTTGCTCTGCCTTTTCTACTTCAGACAGAGTTTGGATATGAGGCTTCATTTGGTCATCAAGGGCCTTAATCTGATTTTTCAAATTAAGAATATCATTGAGTAGCTGTTGCCCCATTTCGCTATCTGCTCTTTCAGCCGCAGTTAAAGACTTATATAGCTCAACTGTTTGCTTTAGGTCAGACTTAAGACGGTCATAAGAAGATATAGCCTGCTGGATATAACGCTGCTGTTCTACGGTAGTTTTATTTGCATCTGCTGTTTGAGCTTTAAGCCATGCTATCTGTTTACCAGTATCTGATATAGCAAGCTTAAGCTCATTCTGTGCTCGTTCAAGCCTTGATGTAGAAGCCGTAGCTTCATCAATACTTTTACGCCCATCACTTGTAGCTCCACTAACAGACTTAAGAGCATGCACAACTCTATCTGCGCCTGCTCTTATAGCATTCACCATGACTTCATACTGCTGGTTGAGTTCTCCTAATTGCTTTACAAGCTTTTCGATAGAGTCGTCTGGCTGTATTATGTCACTATATTTTATTTTATCGTCTTCAGCCATAATTATTTCCTATGTTTATTACGTTTCAAACTCTTTGCCTCGGCTTCTGCTTGAGCTTTTATATTATCGATAGCATTATAGAATTGAAGTACTGTCATCTTTCTAGCATCCATGCTTGTTTTTTGAGCTATAAGTAAACAAGTACTTTCAAATTGCTTATCATATTTAACCTCAACGGACTCACTTCCTATATATGTTTTCGGCGTATGCATGTTAAGCATCATTATATCTATAGCCTCAATTTGCTTTGAATTATCAGTATCATTTATAACTGAGTCTAATACAAGAAGTGTTCTAGCTTTAAGCTTATCATAAGCTTCTTTTTCCTTTGGATTTACAAAATCACCCGGAAAGTATATTTCTAGTTCACTTGTGACTTTTTTTTTAAGCCACAAAAGAAAATCTATGACTTTAGAATGCTTAATCTCTTTAAGGTCCTGAAGTAATTTTTTAAGCCCGTCATCTGACAAATCATTAACTTCTTTTCCGTCCACACTATGTATAAGAGCAGCAAAAGCTAAATACTTCGGCGATATTTCACTGTTTACCATGTAGATATTCTGCCGCATATTTTGCAATTCCTGCAAAGCCTTTCTATTATTATTTGATTTTATATACTTTGCTATCTTTACTATATGAGCATCAATATCATCCGCATCTGACCCAATGCCTGAGTCAATAAGCAGATATTTATTGTACTTTTGAAAATTTATGATTGGCATTTCATCTATGCTATCATAAACCCGTACAATTTTTTTATTTATAAGTAGGCTTTTCATATCAAAATTCGCGTTATAGGGGTTGATATTATTGGAATAAATAAGATATTCATCTCTCTAAAGAAAATAGCGAGAATGACAGCGAGAATGAGCGACGTCCAAAAACTTAAGCAAAAATCACAATCGAATAATTGAGAAATTAGCTTAGGTGCTTTGGCAATTATATTGTCTCTTATGCCTAATTTTCCAATCAGCAATATAACGAATGCTGCTGCTAAGGCTATATATATTAAAGCCGAAAGCATTGTTATAAAATATACCGTTGACATAATTCTCTAGTTGTTAAAGTAAATTCAATTCGTATTCCTGCATAAGGGTACATAAAGAATTGTTTATCAATATCTTGTATACCTTCTCCTTTATAAGTATAGTTATTATAGATTTTTTCTATAGAGTACCCTTTGTATATGTTTTCAAAGCGCTCGTATATATCATTGATAACAAGTTTACCTGTAGTTGTAATAATACCAGGTGTCGTCAGTACTCGTATTATTTCATCTTTAATTTCTTCAGTGTGAAGCACAGTTTCATCATCGTAGATACTGCTTAAATCATACCAAAATATAATGGCCCCGCTGAAAGTATACTGGGGTAAAGATTGCACTACTTGAGTGATTTTTTGCGGGTCATATATATCAAACCATGAAAAATTACCAAAGTTGTCATTGGGCAAAAGTGATACATATTCTCCATTACCGTTGTATGACGCTGGATATATGAATTTATTGCCATCAGGCCTATGCTCTACGAGTTTGTAAGCTCTTCCAAATGCATAATTAAGCCACTTAAGCTTTTCCATAAGCGATTTTTGCATATCCTGCAATATCTTATCAAGTAACACAGGATTATCCTTATATCTTATTTGTACAGAACTTTCTTTCATCGTCTTATAGCTCTTTTTAACCGTTTAACAAGCTCTTTTCTTATATGGGAGCGGATTATTCTTGTAAAGTTTTTATCTGTCAACCTGAATATCTCTTCCCCATATTTTTCAACAAGGTCTTGAGTTTTTTCATCACTCGCCGTTATATAAAATCCTTCTGAGTCAAATACTACATACATTGACTCATGAAAAGCTCCAGTGTCTCGTAAGGTAACTCGAGTTGTCGGTTGGCCTTTCCTCTTTTTGTTTTGTATAGTTTTAGGTGCATAAGGCATATAATCCATAATCTTTTCGCCTCGGCCATTGATACCTCTGCGATACAACTGGTCATCTGCTATTGCAGATACTATCACATCCTCTTTATCACGGACAATATCTTCCAATAGCATAGGCAAGCTATCTTTGAATGCTCTCAAGCGATATTCAAGATTGCGAAGTGTTGCATTATACCTTTTTACAGCCATACTATACAGTTCTATATTTTATACCATTGTTTTTGCAAGGAAGACAAACTCTGTCTATTCCTTCAGTACTAAGCTTAATTGCCTTAAATGCCATATCGAGTTGATAGCTAAGACCTGATTTTTTCATAGATGAAGAGTCGCCATCAACTTCATATAGAATATCAAGCCTAGAAGCATTTATTGAATGCCTATTTGTACGAACATTGGCATTATAGGCAAATTCACGAAGCATATCTACTGCTACTTGCTTTGCTATAATATCCTGAAACAGCATTCGCTGCTCAATTATGAAGTCTGTAATATCACAGCTTATTGTTATTTCAAGATTTAAGCCATAATTGTTATCATAAGTATATTGGTTGTTTTCAACATCCCATAAGTGTATAGGCTGTTTTGAAAAATCATTGTTAAAATCATCGTTAAAGTCATCTTGCATCCCATTTATGAGTTCTTCATTTACAAAAAATGGGTGCACTTCTATATATTTTGACCATGCCATCCAAGCCAAGTATTCTCTGCGTGAACATGAGTTACAAGGTTCTTTGGACCAGTCTTTGTCTTTTCTGATAGCTTGACTTCCTTCTGGAAGCTCAGATTGAAAATAGCACAAATACCAACTTCCTCCAGCATCATTGTCTTCACTCTGATAAGGCAGATATACATCATTAAGCGAAAACCATTCAATGCTGTTTTTACGTATCTTATTAAGCTTTATTATCTTGACTGGTGCATCCATGCTAGAATGCATAAGATATAGTGTATATTCACCAGGTTCTGTAAATTGTAAACCTATTTTATTTATTTTCGTAGTTACACCTTTTGCTCTTATAGGAACAATTTCAAAGCCAACTAGATTTTTTTTATTCTTTACAACATCTACTAAACGGCCAGTTCCATCAAATAATGTTTTATTTTCGCATAAAGTCTTATATGTACCTTGCGCAATTTTTTCATTGCAATATCTAGCAATAGATTTCTGAATGCTAGCCTTAGTTTTGCTTTCAAGCCATTCGGAAAATGGATTGGTTTCAACCCAATACTCAGACTCAATATCAGGCTGTTTTCCAGTTGAATTCTGTAAAGCCTTATATAAAAGACTTCCATACTTTATGACATTGCCTTTAGAATATGGCTTTTCTGCATTATACTCCTCAAAGGTCATGTTCTTAAAATCTGGAGCGATACAAGACATATTCTGCAGTGTCAGCAACGGATGAATTTGCTGAAAGTATAGGCCACTTTCGCTCACAGTTAAAGCATCAGATATTTTTAAGTCTGATGTGTCATAATTTTGCTCCCATCCTATTAGATGAAGCAGTTTTTCTTGTATATCTATAGCTCTAACCATAATTTTTATATATTTTATTGAAAAACAGGAGGTCACTAAGGTATTTTCCTCAGTGCCTCCTGCCAAAGCTAATAACAACTCAAAGATTTGCTATTAAGTATTATGCGCCGGCACCTGCCTCTTTAGTGTTAACCGGATTATCGGTTGAGTTCATAACTACTACCGGTTTAGCATAAGCTGCATCTTCGCTAGAAACGTTAAATGCAAGAATAGGACTAGGCAAAGTAGCTCTATCACTGTTATAAGCAGTAATAAATGCTACATCAACTGCAAATCCATAGTGTTCTTTGCGAGTACGCGTCATATCAGCCGTAGCAGCTCCTGCAATAGCGTTATAGTCTCCTACAGAGTCGTAGAAGTACGTACCAACAGGCATGTTAATAACAGGATAAGTAGCAATACCCCACTCATGACCGTCACCTGAAACAGTTCCAAGCAAGCAATCACGCTCATAGCGCAACAGCATTCCAAGTGAACCTGCATTCACGGCATAGCCTTGTGCATATTTACCACCAGCTGCTGCAATGTTGTTCGTCAAGTGAATAATCTTGTTGCCAAACTCATTTTGCTTGTTTACGTCGTTGTACAAACCATGTTGCTGCAACTTGCGCATGATACTCTCAACTCCAGGGTCACCGATGATATGCAGCTGGCCATAGAAATCATTTGCTCCCATAAGCACCTCAAGGTCGCCAAATACGTTCTCACGCTCTGTCCATTTCGCATTCAACGCATTAGTTGAAAAATCATACAACAGCTTGTTCTTAAGAACCTGAGTTTTATCTGCGGCTAAAATAGCCAAAGCGGCTTCATCAAGTTTCTTTGCGACAGCGTATGCATACTTCATCAACTTAGTGTCAAAGTCACGCTGAATACCAATTTCATTGTTCATGTACATCGCTGGAGCAATAGTAAAGCCCCATGAATAGGTAGCAAACGTAATGTCAACAAATCGAGAAGTGTTTTCACTATCAGCAATTGTCAAAGAGCGAGTATTACCAATAGTAATATCTGCATCATAGTCAATTACTGGAGTTTGAAGAGTAGTACCGATAGAAGTACGGGCCTTCTCTTTCAACTCAGGGGTTAAAATACCTGTAGGGTCATTCGACTGCACCATAAAAGCATCGAGCGCGCCGTACCTACTTGCACGATACTCATACTTATCCAATCTGGAATTAGCAAGAGTGTTCTGAATACGAGTTAATACTAAGCTCATAATTTTTAGTTTTTAATTTGTTAAACATTTTGCTATATGGTGCATTACCCTTTTACGCCTAATAGCATTTTTTAATTTCTCTTCTTTTTAGGACGTACCTTTTTATCTTATTGGCAAAGTTGCCACGTTGTTTTCATTTCTTATTTCTGTAAGCTTTTCTCCAAACTCTGAAGAGTCACGAGTTAAGCCGTTTGCAAGAAGATGAGCTTCAATTACTTTGTCTGCTTCAAGCTGAGTTCTTACTCCAGTCAAATCAAGTGTTCCTCCTTGACCGCCTTGTCCCTGAAAGCCTCCTGTACCGCCACCTGTTTGTATGCGACCTGCATCGATTACATCTTTCAAAGACGTTTCCATAACAAGCTCAGAAATAGTATAAGGATTAAGATTGTTTTTTGGATTGTTAAGGATATTTCCATCAGCTCCTCGAATAACAAGTTTCTTACCTCCTTGACCATCTTCTACAAAATCGGGTGTACCCTTTGCCAAAATTTCAGCTTTTGCTGCATTAAGCAGTGTTTTCTGAATAGGCTCAGTAATACCAGCTTTGAACTTAAGACCTGTAGTAGCAGCTTGAAAAGCATAATCTACATGTACATCTTTCAGTTGCTTGTTAAATTCAGCTTCTTTTGTTTTGTAGTTATCTTGCTCAGTTTTAAGCTTAGATTGAAGCTGAGTAACTTGGGCTTTAGCATCTTTAAGTTGCTGAGTAAGCTCCTCATTTCCTGCATTTTTCTCAAGCTTTGTCTGCAACTCAGTTACTTTAGCATTAGCTGCATCGAGCTCTGCTTGTACTGTTTTTACAGATTCAGCTTTTGTTTTATATTCACCGAGCACGCGTTTAGCATAATCATAGCTCTTTTCACCGTCTTTCTTTTTTATTCCGGTAACATTGAAAATATCAGTATCATATTGCCCATGCAAAGCACCGATTTTAGTACCGATTACCGTATTTTCATCATTTTTTGACATTTCAGCAATTGCTGTAAGCTGAGCATCAGAGAGACCAGCTAATGCTGAATTTTGTCGTAGCATCTCAATTGTTAACATAGCTTTGATATTTTAAGTTTTTAATTTTCTTTTGCAACAAAATCTTTTGCCTCTCCGTACGGGTCATGCAATACTTTCATTATAGAATAGCCGAGACCTTTGAAATTCTTTTTGAAAAGTTGCCACTCAGCAAATGTAAATAACTGAGTACATGGCTTGCTTTCTTCTTCTCCTGTCATAGGATTAAAGCGGCGACCTTTTACAATCGACAGATGTACAAGCTTTTCAGTACCAGCTTTTGGCTCATATTCACCATTGTTAGTAGATGAAGTTTTTTCTTCGAGAACATCCTCAATGTCTACAATATAAAGAGCTGTAGCATCAAGGTCTTCTTGCATTGTTTCTGTCCACCCCTTATCTTTGCTTGATTTAAGCTTCTGGAGACCGGCTTGATGGGCTTTAGCTGCAATATGAGCCTGCTTAAGTGCGTCAACAGTGCTATTCTGCAGTTCCTGTAGTGTCATTTTCTGTAACATACTCTAAAAGTTTATTTGTTATTATATCAATTTTTTCTCTTAACGGCTTATTTGAAGCAAACTCAATTATGTTAATGTTTTCACGCTCAAATTTGTCGACTAAAGTACTAAAATTTATTTTAAGTTTTACCAATTTTTCATCTATTAACTTTTTTTCATACAGTTTTAACACTTCATCCAAGGTTTTATGCGGATAAGGCTCTAACTGTTTCAAAATCAGCATTCTCTGAAGTACCAAAGGGTTATTGCGATACTCAACTTCAAGAATTTGTTGCGATATAGCATCTAGTTCTGAGTTAGACGCACCATTCTCCTTCGCTTGTTTGTACTTAGAATATAGCTCTGTTACTGTGAAAACGTAAAACTCTGTACCCCAGTTTACAGAAGATGATATAAAAGCATTTCCATATCTGAGTTTGCAAACAGTATCTTCAATGAACTTCTGTGCTAACTCAAAATTAGTCTTAAGAGCATTTAGCACTGAAGTCTTACTTTCAAAATTAGCAGTTACTTGCGTTTCGTTTATGGCTTCTTTTTCACTTACAGTACCTCCAGAACCAACTACAGAAATAACAATCTCATTTTCAAGCCTTGCACACTCGTTAACGTTATAGTCGAGTGAGTCTTTATCTATAGTGGTAATCTGAACAGGATTACGCATATCAGCTACACCTTCAGTCTGATTAGGAATAGGTACCTCTAAGAATGAACCAGGTCCAGCTATTCGCTTTTCGCTGCAGCAGGGGCATTTTTCCACAGTGCCATCGTTAAGTATCTTATACTCTCCTTTAGCATTACGTAAAAAACCACCGTCACAATAATCGCCAGTTTCGCTATTTTCAAAATTACAATCAGCTTCATAGGCGCTGTAAATAGGATATGGTGCATAAAGGTCAAGATGCTGTTTAGACAGAGCAAAAAACAAATACCAATCCAAATGAGAAAGCTCTTTTGTAATTGGATTCTTTTTAAGGTCTTTGTTTTTCTCATTTAACTGTGTTGACCAAAAAAATCTTGCAGGGCAATATCCTAAATCATGCTTTGCCTCTGAAATAAGTGACTGAATTTCATTTTTCTCATTCAGCTGATATACTCTTATAGAAGTATCATCAAATACAGCTATTCGATGTTCTGGCTGTTTGAAAATAAGCCACTCAAACTGATTTTCATCAAGCCTAAAAGTCTGGTAATCAATTACGGCATCAATCTCAAGCCAATAAAAATACGGCTCTGGGCGCAAAGATGTTTGTACTTGAGGAAGGTCTACTACCAAAATACTATTTGGCGATACCTGCATTCTCTTCCATCCAGTTGTCTTCCACACCTCTGGCTCATTGAGGTTATTCTTTTTATACTGAGACCAGTCTTCTGCAAGCTCTGAGTCTGTAAACTGGTATGAGCTTGATGAGTTACGACTATAGAAAACTCTTTCGAGTTCTCTATAGACGTTCTCAACTACAGCAGGTGTAGGCAACGGAAATTTGAACAGATGAAGGAATATGTTGAATTTATCCTTCGGAAGCAGCTGTCTTACCCAATCAAGGAATATAGCCGTAGGTTGGTTAATATCAGATACAGCAACATTCGTCTCAGTATGAAATCTAAGACGACGCTGCATGTTTACAGCTTTCTGAATAGTCTGACGTTTAGTCGGCTTTTGCAGAATTTGCTTTATCTGATTTAACTCTAAGCCCATTTTCTTCGTCGTAATAATAATTGCTATCTTTCAGTAACTCCCATCCGCCATTTAAGGCTGGGCCCATATCAAGCAATCGTTCTGCGTGTTGAAGGCCGAACTCTTGCTTGATATTATGCTTAGGCACAACCAGCGTTACCGTTTGTTCTTTTTTCTTTCTCATACCCGAAAAGTTTTTAACCCCCGCTAGAAGCTACGTTAACCCAATCAGTGAGAGGATTAAAGTCCAAAGTTTCACGTTTGATAATGTAGAACTTATCACTCCAGTTAGGAACAAAAGACCAGCTAATAGCATTGCTATCAGGCTCTTCATACCCGCCAAGTGACTTATCACCTACAAAGAAGCTGTAAATAGGAATAGGCATGTGCTTAGTAGGCTCATCAAGGTCATTTACCAAACATCCAATGTTGCCATTTTCGTCGATAAGATAAACACCGATGTTTTCACACTGATACTGCTTCAACTGAGCAATAACTTTTTGGTTTTCCTGATAAATTACACCGGTAAAGTTTGTTGCTTCACGGCCAATTGTAATAGGAATACCTCCAAGCGTCTGGTTTCCACCACCGAATGTACGGGCTGCTCCAGGTTCTGTAGCAGGACTCTGAATATAAGGCGACACTGTCATCTTAGTACCATCGGCTGCAGAAAACAAAGTGGCAAACGATGCTTTCTTAGTCGGGTCTGCGACAGAGTTCAACTCTCCAGCAGTCTTATAGATACGCTGGAATGCAACTTTTTGAATTTGCCCCATACTTTCCTTACATTCTTCAATGGTAAGGTCCGCAATATGTGCGCCAAGAGGGCATCCGCAATTTAATCCCATTGTTCTTTATGTTTTTAATGTTAATACTACCGAGCAGCTACCCTTAACTAGCATCGAATTACCTGTATTTGTTTAGAAATATAAAACTTCTTCACATTGCGAATATACTAATAAAAATTGAAAGCTGTATACTTTTTGACAATTTTTAACTAAGTATTTTTATCGTCTCATTCTCGCATTATTTTCATATTTCAATTATTATTTCTTAAGGACAATGCCTTGAAATGACTAGAAATTGCGAGAATAATGCGAGAATTTAATCTTTTAATACTTTATAGCCTCTTTTTTGAAAAAATTCAGCCATCACATAATAGCCACATTTGCTTCTACCATCAGTTATAGCTTTATCTTTTTTAGTACACCATCTTTTTATATTTCTGCTTGTAAAAAATCGTATAGAATTATACAAGCAACTTGCACAGCACATATTTGCTTTAACTCCATTTGGGCTTATCATCCTTTCCATATCAGTTTCTTTGATGTATTTTACGCTTTCCACCTTTCCTACTATGCATCTCCCATACGCCGGTTAAACAATCTGGAGCATCATCATGCTGGTTTCTCTTCTTATTGTCTTTACGATATGACATAAGCGCATTATAGAACTTGGGCCACTTCTTATCCCAGCCTTCAGGGAATAGAATATCATTCTGAACTTGAGCTGAGGCTGTAAATATACGTGTTTTCTTATTTTCTGATTGTGTAAATGTTCTGATAGCACACTTAAAGTTACGTAAATCAACTCGAAGTATCTTTTTGACATTTCTTGAGTAGCCTCGGCCGCCATTATTTGACTCTATCAAGCAGTCAACTGTTTGGTTTCGTGCCAATAATTCAGCTTGCTTTGGCTCTGTTACTTCCATTGGAGCATCTGTAAACATTACATCTGTCACATAAGCATATTCTGGTGTGTTTATGAAGCAAATAGAACACAAAAAGTCAGCTCCTGTGTCAGCTGTGTCAGTATAATTCCACTTTTGAAGTGCTTTATTGCCTGTTGGTAGCTCTTCTGGCCTATAAGTTCTAAACCCTTCATACATAAGACCCTCTTTTGGAGTTGGGTCTTGCATATACTGTGTATCAAACACTAACGGATTTATCTCACGCATCTTATAGAGCTCTTCAAGTGTATGCTTCATTGGCCATAAGGCGTGTTCTTCACCTGTTTCAGGGTCTGTTTGTATAACAGGCATTGAAAGTACAGTCCATTCATCAGGCTCTACATCTTGCAAATAACCACACAAATCATGTTCGTGTAGCCTTTGCATAATAATTATGATTGGAGTATTACGTGAGTTGGTACGGTTACGAATTGTGTTCTCAAAGCGCATATTGATACGCTCACGGACAATATCAGACTCAGCATCTTCAGGCTTAATCGGGTCATCGATTACAATTGCACCTTGAAAGATATTAGTCGTAGCTCCTAGCATACCAAGCACTTCATTAGTATGGTCATCAAATACAAAAATATCATTACCACCATCCATTTTATCAATATCTGGGTCAATATCAACATTTCCTGCGCCAAAACCTGTTACCTGACCTTGTGTTGATACTGCATAAAGCTCACCACCTGCTTTAGTTTTCCATCTCTTAGCTGACCCTTTCTCAGATGCAAGAGCTGAACTTGGAAAAAGTGCCTTATAAAGCTCTTCCTGCATGATATTTCTGATTGTTTCAGAATTATCATTCACAAGTATATCTGAATAAGATAGATGCAGAAATCTGCATCGCGGGTTTAAGGCAAGGCACCATGATATAAACGACTTAATAACTAATTCTGTATTGTGTGATACGAGCCCATTGGCTATAAAATTTTTATCGCCAGATACTTCAATATGAACTAATTCATGCTTTCCTACTTCTTCTATACTAACAATTTCATCAGGATAGAAATCTTCAGCCCAATATCTCGTAAGATTATCAGGAAAAATTTCCACTAATTCTCTAAATGTATCTTCTGACATATTCCTATTTGGCCCAACTGATTTATACCCTAAATCAAAGTGTATCATTTTGTAAAGGCCTTCATTCTTTATTATAGAATACGGGTATGTGCATGTACGTTCTATTTTAGAAGGCTGTAAAATGTATTCTTTTGCTTTATCTGCTTTTCCATAAAAATTCAAATGCGGATATAATTTTTGAGAATATCTTCTTGATATTGCAACATTCCATATACCAGCTTTTTCATTTTCATAAAATCCTAAAGTTGATGGAATTTTCATAGTAGATAACAGATATTGAATATCCTCAGCAAGTCCTTTGTTTGCTAGGCCTATAGACAGCTGACCATTCTTTTTTATAGTACCATCTGTCGCTATCATCATTCCTAAAAACACATATTTTTGTCGCATAGAAGTACTAAATATTCCTAATGGGATTCTTTTAGTATAAGAGTTATTTCCAACTAATTTATGCTTTATTAAAATGTTATTTATTACGCCATTAGTTCCGCCTAATATGGTATATTGACAATCTGCGGTACAAGAATAATGCTTGACCTCGCCTCCGAGTTCATTAACAGCCTTTATAACAGCATTTACCGCTAATTTATCTATGTTAGTAAATCCTAATTTACCAGATTTTGTGCAACATCCGTCAAACAGCATCATTGATATTAGTATAATCTCCGCGTCTGATAATGTTTCGACGCCGTCTAACTCTTTTTTTAGTGCAAATATCCTATCTCCAATTTTAAGCCTATTAGATTTTACATACCCGAACGGTGTTCTCCAAGGATGGTCAATACTGCATACAACTGACCGACCTGACCTCATAGTAATTTCATAGCAGTCTTTATATGCCGGCTCAGTAGCAATAACGCTATTAACAACTGCTCTACCATCTTTGAATGATAGCACTTTATCTCCTGGCAGTATATCAGCTATTTTTTTTCGCTCACCTGTAGCAAGCGTAATAAGGGTATCTTTACTAACGCATTTCCCGTATCTGGGAGCTATGTTGATTATAAGTCTCTTACATTTGCCATCTACTACATTCTGTAATGCCTCAAACATCCTCTTATGATGCTCTGCAACTATAAAAGAACGATGGTACTGAGCTTTGAACATTACCCGTGTATATTTTTCAAAAGATGACAACAGCTCTACCTTCAAAAGCTCTTTAGGATTTACGGTTCCGCCATTAGAGGTATCTATAGCCGATTGTTGCATCTCCTTTAATGATTTTATTGCCATATTACTTTCTATTTGATATTTTCAAATACTTAGTCCAAGCATAGTGCTTGCGTGTTTCAAGATAAGTCCAATTGTAGGCATTATTGTAAGCTTCTTCTTCAAAAGATACATCTTTATAAGCTCCATGCTGAGTTTTATGAAAAAGTCTTATAATAATATATTCAAGCCCGTACCATATATAAAAGAATATATAGAGCATTTCTTTCATCTGAGCGGTATGGATTTGTTCATGAAGAATTGTATCTTTTGTAAGATAATCTCTTTTTGTGAATAAAATTCCAAAAAGGTTTATAGTCGAATAACCTCCAAATGGAAACCAAGATGTTTTAACTATTTTCATAATTATGTATATTTATTACTTTAATAATGCTTCTCTAATTACAATATATGCTTCACGACTTACAGGCACATTAGGAAGAATACCGGTTTGGAGTTGTTGTTGTTCGGGCAGGTTCAATTGCATTTGACCTTTACCGAATATACGGTCCCAAAGCTTCTCAACTGTTTCTATATTGCCGAGTTTCATATCCTCTATGAGGCGTTTAATAACAGTTTTTATTACTACTGGTATTTTCTTGTTATTCATAAGAGCCTGAAGCTGGCTTTCATTACAAGTCAATAAACAAGCCAATAAATTAGCTGTGTCCTGCTTTGTAAGCTGAACACTTAAATTGATATTAAGGCTAGTAAGAAGCTTTGTTATTTCAGGCCTTGATGCTCCTTGTAACTGAAGTGCTGAGCGTATAGCTGATGAATATGAGCCTTTGCCCGAGTCATGGCGTTCTGCTAACTCAGTTGCTTTAAGCGGCTCTACAGTCTGAGCCTCAAGTGCCTCAATAGCCTCAACTCGTTTTTGCTGTTCTACGATACGTTTAGCTTGAAACTCAGTTTGGCCATCTGGTATTTCTTCCACGCCGAGTTCTTCTGCTAATGATTGGCGTTTTTCTTGTTTGGCTTGAAGATTTTTAAGTTTCTGCTTTTCAAGATACTTAATATGAGCCAATTCTTTTGCATCTTGTTTTGATTTGATGCGCGTGGCCTCTTGTTCTACAAGCTTGGATGTGTCTGGATTAGACATTCCAGGAACTATCGGCCTGTCTGGCAATATATCTGCTAATTTCTGTGCTATTTTATCTGTTTTCATATCAATGTTGATTTTTTGCAATAAATTCCTTTTGTCTTTCTATCAGTTCGGCTTCTGATGGCAATTGAGCTTCTCTAAAGCGCCTATCTTTAGATTTAGAAATATCGACTATTGGCTGATAAATATAAGACCATATATATCTTCCTGCTGATTTTATATGGCTGTTACAGCACATGGATATATTACTTGCACAAATACCTGTTTCTTCAGCAGCATCTTTTATAGAAGCGTATTCGCTTATAAATAAACCTGTATTTCTATCATAACAGCATACAGACTTTGGAAGTCGCCCTCTTTTATGAGTGTTATAAATACTGTTTGATGGGTATGTAGCATTTTTGTCTATTTCGCTTATAAGCTCTTGTAATAATATATTAGCATAATTCTGTTCAAGAGCATTACCAGCTTTTATAAGAGTATTATAGCCATAAGGCAGATATGTTCTATTCGCCTTTATCAGTTCATACTTGTAAGCAAGTACTTCCGACTCATCTGTAAGATTATACTTTTCTATATTAACAGTTATGTATTTGCTGTTTAATAAAGCTTGTCTTAGCTCTATACTCTTTGCGTTTATGCTTAGAATTTGTCTGATTAGACTTTTTACTCCTCTATACACTGATTGATTGAAAGTATGACAGACTATGAGCCTACTATCAAATTCAAATTCTACAGTAAAGACTGCCCATTCATTTAATAGGCTATCTATGCTTGTAGTAATATCTACCTGTATGCCATCAATGTTTACCATATTAGAAATTTTATTGCGATTTATATTTACAACACGAAAATACATAAATATATATATATATAAAAATTCTCGCACAGAAAATTCATAGGAAAAAATTTTCAAGAAACAATATAAAACTTTTTTGTTTCTCAGCAAAGTATTAAAAATCAATTAGTTAAGCATTCTCGCATTTCGAAATAAACGAAACAAAGCATGTTCGTAAAAATTATACGGTGCATTTAATATGTAATAATTATATTTTGGTTTATAAGTATAATAAGTATAAATTCTATATTACAACTCATTCTATTTTTTAGTAATTTCTTTGTTTATATTGTTTATTTATATCTAATCTATTGAAAATCAATCACTTATCAAGAAACAATTGATTGTTTCTCTTGTTTCTCTTGTTTACAGCCTTTTTGCGAGAATGCCTGAATGATGGTCTTTGCGAATTTTGATTTGGCGGCAATTTGCGAGAATGATTTGAAGCCAAAAAATTTTTCTGCCTATGGACATGGCTCTATATACTATATATAGGGGGCACGCCGGCACCGCACCAGGGGCCTAACTGCTTTCATCCCTCACCTCACGAACCTGCGAGCCTCTGAGCCGGCACGTTAACAGGCTTTAACAAATGAATTGAATGGC